GATGCTCTGAAAGGAAATAGGCTATGACTATCGTAACCAATACCTTCACGCGTTATGATGCCAAGGGCATCCGTGAAGACCTGGCGAATGTGATCTACAACATTTCGCCGGAAGAAACCCCGTTCCAGTCTAACACTGCCCGCGTGAACGTGAAGAACACGTTCTTTGAGTGGCAGACCGATAGCCTGGCGGCGGCTTCTACCACCAATGCGGCGCTTGAAGGCGATGATATTTCGTCCTTCGATGCCGTGACCCCCACCACTCGTCTGGGCAATTACACGCAGATCAGCCGCAAGACGGTTGTGATCTCCGGTACCCTGGAGAGCGTGGACAAGGCTGGTCGCCGTTCGGAACTCGCTTATCAGATGGCGAAGAACGGTGCAGAACTGAAGCGCGACATGGAAGCCACGTTGCTTGCCTCTAAGGCCGCCAACGCTGGTAACAACGCCACTGCGCGCCAGACTGCGGGCCTTCCCGCGTTCCTGCGCACCAACACCAACTATGGCTCTGGCGGTTCTGACCCCACCGTTTCTAACGGTGTTGTGAACGCCACCCGCGTTGATGGTACGCAGCGCACTTTCACGGAAACCATCCTGAAGGATGTCATTTCCAAGGTGTGGACGCAGGGCGGTACGCCGAAAATCCTGATGGTTGGCCCGTTCAACAAGCAGGCGGTTTCTGGCTTCGCTGGCATTGCCGAAATCCGTTACAATCAGGCGACCCCTCGCCCGACTGTGATTATCGGCGCTGCTGACGTTTATGTGTCTGACTTTGGTGCGGTGTCTGTAGTGCCTAACCGCTTCCAGCGTGAGCGTGATGCGTTCGTGCTTGATCCGGAATACGCGGCTACCGCCATTCTCCGCCCGATCCAGACGATGGACCTGGCGAAGACGGGCGATGCGGAAAAGCGCATGATGCTTTGCGAATATGGCCTCATGGTTCGCCAGCAGGCCGCGCACGGCATTGCTGCTGACTTGAACGCGTCGTAATTTGATAGGGGCTGGCGGGTAACTGCCAGCCCCACTTCATGGGTGAGGCATGACTGAGAAGATTTTCGATATTGACCCGCTAACTGGGATCAAGTCGGTTTGGCATTATGATGATGCCACGGATACGGCTTTCATTGAGAAGCGCCAGGACGTTACCGCTATTGTGGAGGCAAACAAGGCGGAGATGAATAGCGACCATGGGCGTTATGGCGAGTGGAACAAGGTGGCGACCATCCCGCTTAGCGTTTACTATGATTTAAAGATGAAGGGCATCGCGGATGATCCGGTTGCCTTTAAGAAGTGGTTGAATGATCCGGACAATATGTATTTCCGCACCAGGCCGGGGCGCGTTTGATGCGGAATACGATTTCAGTCTGTGTCCCTTGCCGGGATGTTGTGGATAGCGGGTTTGCCTTTGATCTTGCCCGCTGTGTGGCGGCCCATACGGCTTCCACCAATGACCGGGTTTTATTGTTCCAGAACCAGGGGACGTTGATTGTAAACCAGCGCCAGGAACTGGCGCAGGCATCTTTGGATGCGGGGGCTACGCATATCGTGTTTATTGACGCGGATATGCGGTTTCCGAAGGATGCGATCTTTAAGTTGCTGATGTCCGGCAAAGATATTATTGCCGCTAATTACTGCACAAGAAAGTTGCCTTTGCGGTCTGTGGCGTTTGCGGATGATGAAACCCAAGAGCGGGTATATTCCGGCCCGGATGATACAGGGATTCAGTCTGTAGCAGCGGTGGGTATGGGCCTTATGGCGATCAGGGCTGAAGTTTTCGAGAAGATGCCGAAGCCTTGGTTTCACATCCATTATCAAAATGGTGTATATAGTGGCGAAGACATTTGGTTTTGCCGGGGCGCGCGGGAAATGGGGTTTGAGGTATTTATAGACCACGATCTTAGCCAGGATGTGCGCCATTCGGGGGTGTTTGAGTTTTCCAATGCCCATGCGTTTGCAGCGAGGGATCAGTAGTTATGGCGATCACCAACTACAGCACGTTGCAGACAAGTATAGGCGACTGGCTTAATCGGTCTGATCTAACGTCTGTTATTCCTGACTTCATTACCATGGCGGAGGCGCAGTTCAACCGCGTGTTGCGCCACAGGAAGATGGTGGAGCGGGCGACGGCTACGCTGGACAGTGAATATAGCGCCATGCCTGGCGATTGGCTGGAAAGCATCCGGTATCAGTTGAACACCAACCCAATTACGGTGATGGAGTTTGTTTCACCAGATCAGGCAGCGGTGTTAAAGGGCGCTTATTCCACCAGTGGGAAGCCGATTTTCTACAGCCAGATTGGCCAGCAGTTTCAGGTTATCCCAGGGCCGGATAGCGGGTCTGCCTACACTGGCGAATTGACGTATTACGCAAAGATACCGGCTCTTTCCGCTGGTAATACGACTAATTGGCTGCTGACGGATTCGCCGGATATTTATTTGTATGGCTCTCTTTTACAGGCGGCGCCCTATTTGCAGGATGATAACCGCATTGCGGTATGGGGTGCCATTCATGCTAAATTGTTGGAAGATTTGAAGGTATCCGATGAGCGGAGCCGGATGGCGACAAGTTCACTGCGAATGAGGGCAAGGAGCCTAGGTTAATGACCACAAATGCTTTCACCAATTATCTTGAAAACAAGATAATGGCTTATGTGTTCAGTGGGACGGCTTTTTCTTCGCCGTCTGCTACGTTGTATCTTGGGTTGTTTACTTCTGCGCCAGGTGAAGGCGGTGGTGGTACGGAAGTTTCAGGTAATGGGTATGCCCGCAAGCAACTCACTTTGACCACAACCAATAATGCCAGCACCAACGGTTCCGCTATTGAGTTTGATGCTGCGACTGGTTCTTGGGGTACGATTACCTACGCTGCGATTTTCGATGCTTCAACATCTGGTAATATGTTGGCTTATTCGCAGCTAACTACTTCACGCACCATTGAGAATGGCGATGTTTTGCGCGTCCCCGCTGGTGAATTAGACATCACTCTTGAATAGGGTTTCCGTAGATGGCTTTCGTAATCGCTGATCGGGTTAAAGAAACTTCGACCAGTACCGGAACGGGTAATTTTACCCTAGCTGGTGCGGTTACGGGCTTCCGTGCCTTTTCTTCTGTGCTGTCTTCTAGTGACACAACTTATTATACAATTGCTGAACAAGGCGGGACCAATTGGGAAGTTGGAGTTGGGACATTTACATCCCCTTCTACTTTGGCCCGTACAACTATTTTGTCTTCCAGTAATTCTGGAAATGCCGTTAATTTTGCGGCTGGCACAAAAGATGTTTTTATTACTTTACCGGCTGCTAGAACGGTTCAATCTGTTGATGGTGGTACTACTGGTTTAACGCCATCAACCGCTTCTTATGGTTCTATTACTTTAGCTGGTACGCTGGTTGCGGCTAACGGCGGAACGGGCCAATCATCATACACAACTGGTGATTTGCTTTATGCTAGTGGCTCTACGGCACTCTCTAAGTTGGCTGGTGTGGCCACTGGGAATGCACTCATTTCTGGCGGTGTTGGGACTGCGCCATCTTATGGTAAAATCGGTTTAACAACACATATTAGCGGGACGTTACCAGTCGCAAATGGTGGTACTGGGACAACAACAGCATTTACAACTGGTTCTGTTGTTTTTGCTGGGGCGTCTGGCGTTTATTCACAAGATAATGCGAATTTATTTTGGGATGATACTAATAATCGGTTGGGTATTGGTACGGCAACGCCAAGCACGGCTTTGGATGTAAACGGCACTATTCGGGATAGTAAGGGTGATGTTCGTACTGTTGTACAGAACTCCCAGACTTCTGCTTATACATTGGTTGTTGGAGATGCTGGTAAGCATATCAGTATCACTACTGGCGGTGTTACTGTTCCTGCTAGTGTGTTCAGTGCTGGCGATGCGATTAGTATTTACAATAATAGCACTAGTAATCAGACGATTACCCAAGGCGCTAGCGTAACTATGTATCTTGGGGGAACCGCCACAACGGGTAATAGAACCTTGGCGCAGCGCGGTATTTGTACTGTGTTGTGTGTAGCTTCTAACACGTTTGTTATTTCTGGCGCTGGGGTTACCTGATGACTATTCAGCAGATGTTTTTATCAACTTCTGCGGCTGCTGGCGCTCCGACTGCGGTTGAATATTTAGTTGTCGCTGGTGGCGGTGGCGGTGGCGGCAATCGTGGCGGTGGTGGAGGCGCCGGAGGATTTAGAACAGCCAGTGGTTTTTCTGTAACTGCTGGAAGTGCAATTACAGTAACAGTTGGTGCGGGAGGTAGCGGAGGTCCGTCAGATCAAGGAGCAACGGTTGCATCAAAAGGAAGTAATTCTCTTTTTTCTACAATAACATCAACTGGCGGCGGTGGTGGTGGTAGAAATTCTGCTGGCGCCGCCGGGGGGTCTGGTGGGGGCGGTGGCTCCAATGTTGTTGGCGCTGGTGGCGCAGGTAATCAGGGGGGATATTCTCCAGCAGAAGGTAATAATGGGGGCGGTTCTCGCGATAATTCCCCAAATTATCCTGGTGGTGGTGGCGGTGGTGCTGGCGCTGCTGGAACGACACCCGCAAATGGCAGTGCGATAGGTAATGGTGGGAACGGTTTATCATCTTCAATTTCTGGTTCTTCTGTAACTTATGCAGGGGGTGGAGGAGGTAATTCTTATTCTACTAATCCTGGGGGAACAGGGGGGACAGGTGGTGGTGGACATGGGGGGGATGCAAATAATTCTGGTTTAACTGATGGTGGTACAAATACTGGTGGTGGAGGCGGCGGGGCAAATGATGGGTTTGGTGGTGGTAAGGGCGGTTCCGGTATAGTGATTATTCGTTATGCTGATTCTTTCACCGCAGCTACAGCAACCACAGGATCACCAACAATTACAGTTTCAGGGGGATACCGTATCTATAAATGGACAGGTTCCGGCTCAATCACATTCTAAGGAATAAAATTGATGTTTGGTGCTGCTTCTTTTGCTGAAATACCATTTTCTGCTGCAAAAGGGGTAACCATATCTATTGATGTGGCGATTGATGCTGCTTCTGATTTTGTTTCTTCCGTAATAAGATTAGCGCAAGCCAACATTCAAATAGATGCTGTTTCTGAAATTTCTATACAAACAAATAAAATAACATCTACTAGTTTAGTTATTGATGGTGTTTCTAACTTTGCCGTAAATATACAAAAAATAAAAGAATCATCAATTGTTATTGATGGTATTTCTGATTTTACTATAAACACAAACCGCATATTCATTAACCCAATAGCCTTTAACGCGGTATCTGATTTTACTTTTGGGCCAAGTTTAAAATGGACGCAAATTCCAGATGGTACCAAAACATGGAATCAAATATCTGATTCTGTTACAACATGGACGCCGGTATAGCCGTGAGGGTGCAATAAATGGCTGACTCAACAACCACCAATCTCGGGCTTACAAAGCCGGAAGTTGGCGCTTCTGCTGATACTTGGGGAACCAAGATCAATAGCGATTTAGACTCAATTGATGCGTTGTTTGCGGCATCTGGTGCCTTGACTGTAGCCAATGGTGGTACTGGCGTTAAGACTATTACTGGTATCATTAAAGGTGCTGGTACGAGTGCTTTTGCTGCCGCGACTGCTGGCACGGATTACCTGGCACCCCCGTCTGGTACTGCTATCCTAAAGGCTAATTCTGGTGGAGCATTGGCCAATGCGACGGCTGGAACTGATTATGTTGCGCCGGGTTCTACCACTACTTTTACGGCCACACAGACTTTCAATGGCAGCAGCAGCACGCTTGCAAGTGTGTTAGCTAACGCGGCTGAAACCACCACGGTTTCCGCGACGGCAGCGACTGGCACCATTAACTATGATGTCACCACTCAATCTGTTTTGTATTACACCACAAACGCTTCTGGTAATTTCACCATAAATATCAGGGCATCGAGCGGAACAACGCTCAACAATGCTTTGTCCATTGGCCAGGCTGTTACAGTGGCATTTTTGGCCACCATTGGTTCTACTGGCTATTATAATAATGTCATTCAGGTTGACGGTTCTACCGTTACTGCAAAATGGCAAGGGGGCGTTGCGCCAGCCACAGGTAATGCCTCCAGTATTGATGTTTATACATACACGGTAATCAAGACGGCAAACGCCACATTCACCGTTCTTGCCAGCCAAAGCCGGTTTGCTTGAGGTAAGATATGCCCACAGCGATCACACATGGCGCCATGACAGCCCGTGCTTTTGGGTTGTTTACGGGTAATATTGTCACGCCAAGTTTTGAATATTTGATTGTTGCGGGTGGTGGTGCGGGTGGTACGCCAGCCGGGGATGGTGGTGGTGGTGGTGCGGGTGGTATGAGAAGCGGAACTTTTAGTTCTGTTGTTTACAATAATGCCTATACTGTAACTGTTGGCGCTGGTGGTTCGGCTGGTAACGCTGATGATGCGATTGCGCCCACAAACGGGTCTAATTCACTAATATCTTCAGTTGTAACATCCACAGGCGGTGGTTTTGGGGGGTATCTTAATAGAAATGTTGCCCAAAAAGACGGCGCAAATGGCGGGTCTGGTGGTGGTGGTTTAGGTAATAATGGCGGAGGCGCTGCCGGTTCTGGAACTGCTGGTCAGGGTAATAATGGCGGTACAGGTTTTGATAACCCAGCATCTGGACAGCATAGTGGTGGTGGTGGGGGGGGCGCTGGTGCAGTTGGGGGTAATGCAAGTGGAAGCGTAGCTGGTAATGGGGGTGTTGGCGCCACCAGTTCAATAACTGGTGTTTCTACTTATTATGCTGG